TGTTGATTTAAAAAAGTTACCTGCGCCAATGTTGTAGCATAAGCAAACAAGTGCATCATATTCATTTTGTGTTAATTCAACGCCTGTTGCATTAACCGCTTTTTCGTATTGCCCAATTGTTGCGGCTAATAATGCCATTGCTGCGCCTTCATTAGGTAGCGTTCTATTTTTAGTAACTGGTGTGCCATCACCATAATGTGTTGATCCAATGCCAATAGTCCAAACACCAGCTGGGCATTGGTACGCTTTGAGCTTGCAACCTTCAAATTCTTTAATTAATTTTAAACCGCGTTCGCCTGTTTTCATTTTCTCGATCTCATAGAAAGTACCGTAATTAATTTTTGTGTAAGCCGTATCATGTCGTTATCCAGCAGGCGTATTTGGTCTATTAGCTCAATTAGCGCGTCTGTGGTTTCAGTAAGGATTGGTTTAACAATCGATGTTGCCCAAAGCCAAACGAAATAGACAATATAACCCATGCTTCCCGATGCAATAATAGGGAATCCATACTGGTTGATATATTTAGCCAATGCGTCAATATCCATTAGTCTGCTCTTTTCTCTTGTGGATTATTAAAACGCGCCACCTTCTCTTTTTCAATTGGCATATCAAGTGTTTCTGTCATGAGTACATCTATTTTTACAATATCCTCTGACATAGCGGTAACACGCCTATCGAGTTGCTTGATAATACCAATAAGGCTTTTGATCTTTTCAAGCACACTATCAAGTAGAAATTTAATAGTGAGAAATACAAAATACATTCCTACGCAAGCAGCGGCAATGGGGAAACCTACGTCCGTTGCAAACTGTAAAAATTCCATTACCGGCTACCTAGCCACCAAGATAGGAACGAAAATACTGCACCCACTGTGAAAACAATTCCACCTAGAAACCCCTTGTAACGAGTCTGGTCGTTCTTCATTTCTTCAAGAGTAGCAATTATGGCATCGAGTTTTTTACCCCTATCTTCAAATATTTCTTCAAGGTTTTCAATTCGTTGCTCTACTTTAGCAAGGCGGCAGGCTTCGTCAGGCATGGCAATATCCTTATTTATCTATTTTGTTAATGTTTTCCCAGTACCCTTCGTTTCTAGCACTGGCTGATTCTGGGTCGTGTTGTTCACCGTAAATATCTTCAATCACTTCACCGTCCATATTACGCAAAGCATAGACACAGTAATAAACCGTACCATCCTCAACTGCTGTAATCTTGTGTTGGTGTTCTTTTCGGATAACGATAAACGTTGGTGCTGTAAATTCTTTAGGCTCGTGACCTTCAATTTCAACAGATACTTTACCCGACACAAGCAGCGTTACATGGTCAAACTTGTGCTCATGTCCACCGTGTGTTTCACCGGCAAGCTCTAAAACGTTTTGTTTAACCCAGATACTGCCAAAGTAACCTAGTTCAGCAGTTTTCATGGCAACTCAACCACTGGTGTAAATTCTTTCCAAGACACAGTTGGTTCGTCCCAGTAATAGATTTTATCGTCTTGCGGATAAGGCACAGGCGGTTGCCATGACATGGTGTCAATATCACCTACCCATGATGGGTAAGGCTTTCTAAGATTAAATTCTTGTAGTTTTTTAGATTCAAATTCAGCTTGAGTTAGTGTTTTGATAACACCCACAAGTGCTGTATCTGCATCATCGTCACACGTTCCCCAGATTAATGGTGGCTTAGTGAGTGAGCCGTCTGGGTTTGATGCAATCGGAAAATCCGATTCATTTTGAAAGATAAACTCAAATCCCTTTACGTTTGGAATTGCAGGTCCAGTTCGCATTGGTGCTTGCGTGCAAAGAATACCTGTGTCTGCGTCAATGTTTGTTAGTTGTATGTACATAATTATTTCCTGTTGTTATACGGGTATTCTCCGAACAGCTCTGACGTAGCCACTATAGCCCTTACCGTCGTTGAGCTGAAGTCCATTAACTAAGCGCTGTATCCATGCGTAGTAAACACCGTCCTCAGTAGAAGACCAATAGTATCCAGAGGCAAACGCGTTCGTTTCACCAGCTCTAAAGCCAATACCCGCGCTTGTTTGAGCTGGTGAACCACTTGTGTAGTTTGTGCTAATAGGCTCTGGTGATACCGCATTAGCATTTGAACCCGAACCAATTTCGTTAGCGTCAGTAGTCGGTTTTAAGAAATAATACAGCACTTCTAGCTCGTTTTTGGCAGGTAGATACCAATCGCTATAACCCCCTATTGTGAGTCCCTCAGCAAATACGGCAGCTTGATATGATGCGCCGAGCGCAGCTAATGACGCAGAGTTTGTTGGTCCATCAATTACAGACGTTATTCCCGTTGTTGTACCGTTAACACCCCATGTTCTACCTGAGTTCTCTCCGGACGCTTTAGGGGCAACAATTAGATAGTGCGTTGCTACACCTCCACCACCTACGGCAATCTTACCAGCATAAAACCCACCACCGAACGCTTGACCAATTACAGTTGGCCCTGCCGGTTTATATGTCCCGCCCGTTAGCATTTGTTGAATCCCGCTCATTAGGTCAACCCCGCACCGGAAATAATCCAAGTAGTCGATGTCATTTTAAGTGCTGTGGCTGTGCCGTACTGCGCAAGAGAGCGTGTGCCTGTCGTGCCTGTACCCGCTAAATACATCGTGTCTGTTGTGATAGCAATACTGACTACTTGCGCTGTCATATTAACGAAAGAGATTGCTGTGCCGATTGGATAATTTACCGAGCTGTTAGCAGGGATTGTAAACGTCCGAGCGTTAGCATCGGTTGATGGGTGGAAAATACATTTACCGCTATCCGCTAAAACGGCGGTGTAAGCTGTGCTTTGGCTATTAACAGGGATATTTCTAAACCCTACTGCGTCAGTCCCATCAACCGTACAAGAAGACAGCGTACCGCTAGATGGTGTTCCTAAAGGTTGTCCGCTATTAAATTCAATATTCCCCGTCATCGTGCCGCCAGTTAGCGGTAATGTTCCTGTAAATGTTTGACCAGCAGCAAACGTAATTGCCCCAGTCATCGTGCCGCCAGTTAATGATAAATATGAACCTGCTGACGTAACACTGATAGACCATGCCGATATTGTTCCACTGCCATTAATTGTTGTTACATTTACAACCAATGATGTTCCTGAGAACGATGTTATTTGCCCAACCATATTGTTTGATGGTGATGCAGTTGATGCAATAACTACATATTGCCCAACAATATATGCTTTGCCAGATTCAACAAGCGTTAATGATTTTGAGCCTGTGCCAATAGCTAAAGATGTTGTGCTTGTTGAATTTGTTGTTGCACCACCTAAAACCGTTAATGCTGTATTAACAACATAATTTGCAACGGCAACCTGCTGTGTAAAACATGGCACAAATCGCGTTTTCCAACCGCCATCACGCAAACCTGTTGTTGCATTGTTGTCATCGGTAACGGTTGAGCCATCACCTCCAACCGCAACGTCAAATGTAACTGAACTCATAGTAATTCCTTAATTTCATATGTTGTTTGGTAACGTGTGTTATATGGCTGAGAAATTGGCGACAATGCGCGCAAACGCCCAAGAAATGCGCGTCTATGCAAGTCTAGTGCCGTATTGTCATCATAAATATAAACCACTTCTGCGTCCACTCCGCTTATCTTTATAATGTCGCCATTTATAATTGATTCATTATATGTCAAATGATCTAAAGTAAATTGCGCCACGCGGTACGATGTTCTTCTATCAAAAAATTCCGCACCACTTAAAGCCACATCAACAACGGTATTTGTTTCATCACCAATTGACGCGCCAAGACTCATGTTTAATGTTGGTTGATAAATTGAACCCACAAAAATACGCCCTAATTCAACATAGCCATCAGTGTTTGTGCTGTCAAAAAATTCAACTTGATAATATTGCGCAGATGCAATTGTATCTGGAACGTATGTTAATGTTTTTGTAAATAATGCAATTTCTTCATCTGATAATTGCAAATCCCAAAAATTATCATCTTCCCATTCATAACTGCCAAACGGCATAAGCGGCCAGACGTTAATTGTGCCACTATCATAAACCAGTGTTGAATAGCCACTATCTGAATAAACACGATAACGCCATGTGGCGTCTTTTTGCATATTGTGATTAACAATAGCAACTGAGCCAATAACACGCGCTGAATCTAAAGAAAAACGTAATTTAGTAGAAGAATTAGCAGCGTTAGTTGAACGTGCTTTTCGTGAAAGTGAGCGTGTTTTGATATTTGTTAATGGAAGTGTCGTTGACCACGAACCATAAGCCGCAAAGGTAGCTGCATCAATTCTGTTTTGATAACCAATAATTGTGTTGCTCATGTTATCCCCAAAGCGTTAGAGTGGCGCGGTTTTTTAAATAATCTGATTCAATGCCGATAATTTTAAATAGTTTACCAGAATTTAAACCAAAGCGATTCATTGTTATATTCACAACATCATTTAAATCTGGCAATGTATCTGATAAATCAAGCGCAATATCTACAGTGTACAAATCACGGTTTACTTTGTACAAATTTAATAAGCGAGTTGCTTCAGTTTGAGCTGCTGTAGCGTCAATCAAGCACGTTTCTTTTTCAATAGTTTGTGCAAGAGTATATTGTGTTTTGATTGCTGTATCTTCAGCCGATTTTTTCAATGATTCAATAGCTAAAATATTTTTACGCGCTGCGGTCACCGCGCCAGCCAAATCTGTTGTTTGCACACTATAATTTTTTTGATAGCTTAAGTTAACTCGCCATGCTGGAATTCCTCTATCCGTGTCGCTTGTTCTTCCATGTTCAATTGAAATAATATTATTCACATCAATTTCAAGTGTTGCACTGCCCGTAGGTGCTGCAAATAATCCCATGCGCAATATCCCAAAAGCGTCAAAGCCAAAATATGCACCGATTGATTGCGCTACTCTATCCATTGCGGCTATGGCTACATCTTCGCTATTAATCCAAATCCCAACAACACTGTTGTTTGCTGTGTCTAATGCCGTTACGTCACTTGCACTAATATCACCCGATGCAACACCTGCTTTTAATGCCATTGCTTTTAAAACTTGCGCCACTGTTCTATTTGCTGATGTTGCGCCTTGTGTTGCATCACACGTTAATAAACCAGCAGGCAGTGAACCAACGCGAATATAGCCAAGTGCTAAACATGTGCTATATTTTCCCGATGGTGGGTCATGTGCTTCAAGATTAGCTACATTAGTTTCATCAGCATGAAATGTTAACGCAACGCCTTTGTCATAAACTGCACCTACTGACGCAATTGCACCATCATTTATTTGATAAGTTAATTTTGAACTATTTACCATGATTGGCGCAATATTAAACACTTGTCCATATAATAATGGCTTAGGTGTTTTTGCAATATCGTCAACACCTTCAACGCCATTTGGCAGTGAATTATTCCCAGCATATAAATTAGTTTGTAGTGGCATATCAACAATAGCTAATTTATCCCGCGCTAATATTGTCACTTTTGAGAATGTAAACTCTACCTGTTCCATTGTGCCTGCTAGAATCGTCACAAAAGAAGAATAAGCGTCACCAGCGTTACCAATTTTAATGACAAGTGAACGCCCGTCAAACGAATAAGGCAAAATGTAATCTAAACCACCATCAACATTTGTTAATTCAACCGCGCCATAATTTACACGGCTTGCACCACTTGTTGTGCCGCTGCTGTATAGTGACCTGCTTATTGATGCCGGGTTGGTTATCCTATCATCATAAAACGTATTTGCAGGCGTATCTGACGGTTTTGTCGTGTAAGGCTGTGAAGAATAACGCAACGTGGTTGTCGTGCCTGCTGCGTCAATTGCCGCGACTATTTCAACAATATAAATCATGCTGCTGCCTCAAGTTTAGCTTTGCGTGATATGGTGTTTAATTCTTCTTTCATGCCTTGCATCTCATTAATCAACGCCACGTTTGCATTGGATTGTAAATTAACCAATGCTTTCAATTCAATAATTTGCTCTTTCAATAAGACGCTTTGATCGTCAATAGCATTTCCAATTGAATCAAATAATCCAGCGGTTTGTGAATGGCTTGTTACGTTAGCAGGTGAATTGAAGTTGATTAATTCTGCGCCTTGTTCACCAACTAATGATAACCCACTTGCCATGCCACCATTAGCGTATGGTGTAACTGTCATTAAACTAGACTCTTGATTAACTGACGTAACGATTGATTTTGCCGCTAATAATTCAGCATCTCTGTTTGCTTGTCTTGCGTCCATTAAATCTGAGTACGCTTGCGAAGCATTTGCATTTGCTAATTGAACCGCTGCGTCTGCTGCTCTTTGCACTTCTGCTGCCTGTGCTGCTGCTGTTGCTACTGCTTGTGCGTTTGCATTAATAATAGCTGACTGGCTATCTGCAATGCTTGTTTTGATGCTTTCTAATAAATTAGAATTAGCTGCTATAAATTCATTTTTTGTTAAATCAGCAGCAATATAATATTGAACAGCTTGAGCTAATTCTGAGGTTTTATTCCACACCGTATCTGTTGATTTTTTTATTTCTATTAATGAAGCATTGGCTGTTTCAGCAGCGGTTAACTGCTTGTTCATTATGTCAATTTGCTCATTAGTTTTTGCAAGCGCATCTTCTACATTTTTCTTAACAAGTTCTTTGTCTGTTTCATAACGCTTTGTGTCAATTTTTGACTGTTCAGTCATTGCAGTATTTAAAGTGTCTTGCGCCTCTTTTACTTTAGCGGTTAAATCATCAATACTAGCTAATGATTTTGTTGCTGAAGCAAACAACGCCAGTTGTTCGTCTATCTGCCCAATTTGTGTATTGGCTAGCGTAATTTGCTCATTTAATTGTTCAATCTGTTTGGTTGAGTTTGTGATCTGCAAATCAGCGTTAGCTTTTACTTCAGTTGCGTTGGCTATTACTAATGCTTTATCTTCTTCATAACGCATAGATGCCGCTTGTGATTCTGACTCTAATGCGGTTTTATAGGCTTTGATTGCTTCATCAATTGACAGCGCACTTGCGTTTAAATCAATCAAACTTTTATCTGCTGATTCTGCGGCTGATAATTGCTTGTTTAAAATATCAATCTGACTGTCTACTTTTGCAATTGAAGTATCTAGCGAGCCTAAAACAGATTGATAATCTGCCTGATAATCCATGCCAGTTGCGTTATATTGCAAAGACGCGTCTAAAAATGATTTTGCAATGCTTGGCAAATCAGTTAATGCTTGTTCATTGCCACCAGCTGCTAAAACTCTAGCATCTTCAAACGCTTTTTTAGTGGATGTATAAATTGATTCTGGCGAACCCTGTGGCGTACCTGCGCCAGTAATTTCTAATTTATAATCCACCAGTGATTGTCTAATGGATTTAAACTTATCACGCAAAGCAACAACAGCATCATAAGCCGTTTTTAATCCTGCCTTTGAAGTATCAATTGCATCTTTAAATATTTTTGTTGAATCATCAATTTGAGTTTTTGAAATGCTTAAAAAATCTTTTGCAGTATTTTCTAAGTCTTGCAATGCCTGCTCATCACCTGCTTTTGCCAATGCAGCAATTCTTAAAAATTCTGCTTTTGCCGCATCATAATTTTGTGATTCATTAGTTAACTCTTTTAAGTAACTTCCAAGCGATTTGCTGACGCTCAATAATTTATCTTTAAACGCAGTAATTGTGCTAACGCTTTCTTTTAATGCGCTGACTTGGTCTGCTAATGCTTGCTTTTGATTTGACAACGCATCTTTTGACGCTTGCAATTGTGCCGCTGCTTGTTCTTCTTGCGCTTGTTTTAATGCGTCTTGCGTAGATGTTAACGCAGATTTTGCAGTGTTGACTGAATCTTGTGCGGCTTGTATTTCAGCGTCACTTCTTGCTTTAGATGCCGATAAAAACGCTTTAGATACACCTTCTAAGTCTTTTAACGCTTGCTCATTATCGCCTTTTGCAAGTTCTGACGTTTTTAAAAATAACGTGCGAGCGTTATCATAATCTGACGATGTATTGTTTAATTCACCAAGATAGCTACTTAAAGATTCACCAATGCTAACAAATCTATCACGCATAGCGGTTAATGCTTGATACGCTGATTTTAATCCAGCCGATGCTTCATTAAATACGTTGATGATATAAGTTAAATTATTTAAGGCAGTTGTAACGCTTGCAGATTCAGCGTCTAACCCTTTTGCTGCTTTTTCACGCTCAAGGCGCAACGCCTCTTCTTTTGATGGTAAATCAATTTCACCTAGTTTTTTATAAACAGAAATCAATAAATCAGTTGATTTAACAATGTTGCCTTGTTCTGTTTTAATTGTTGCCGCTATTTCTGATTGTTTAGCCTTAAACTCATCAAGCGTTTTGTTTAACTCATCAGCGGCTAGTTTTGCAGTTTCTGTTGCTACTGATGCAAAGTCATTAGCTAATTGTAGTAATTTAACAAACGCACGATCACCTGCTTCAGTAGTATCTTGCGCAGCTTGTTGTAATAAATTTTTATAGTAATCTAAAGAATCTTGCGCGTTGCCACCTAAGTCTGGCATTGTTATACCTAAACTTTCTAAACTTGACGCTACTCGTGCGGTTTTAATATTTAATTGATCTTCAGGCGATAGTATTGAGCCAATAAAATCATTTATTGAAGAATTAAACGCGCTTAACCCACCTGCTACGTTAATCATTTTTTGATTTAAATCAATTGAACCTAATCCAATTGCATTTAAACCAAATTTAATGTCATTTAAATTTTTAAGCGCAGCAAGCAATTCATCTGCTGTACCAGATAAATTGCTCATAATGTCGCTAACATCAGTTAGACTGTTTGTTGCTAAAATTGAATCTCTAACCAATTCCGCTTCAACATCACCTTGCTTTTCTTTGATATTTGTATAATCAATAGCAACAATGCCAGCCGCTGCAAGTTTTTGTTGTGCTGTAACAATGCCGTTTGATGTTCTTGTTAGCGTTTCTAAATAACCTTCACCGATGCGTTGAAACTCTTTAAAACGTGGGTCAAGCATAGCCAAATCGTCACCAAATTTATTGATTGCCGCTTTGAATATTTCTTCATACTTTGTTGGGTCTTTTCCAAGTGGAATTTTTCCAAGTGATACAGTGTATCCTTTTAAAGTATCAACAATCCCTATATTTCCTGTTTGTTTTGAAGCAATAGCAATGGCGTTATACATGCTTACAATTGTATAAGATATTGAATTAGCTATTTCATCACTTAACGCAGTGTACTTTGTTTTAATTTCTTGTTTAACAGATTTAAACATTCCAAAGAAACTGCTTTTTGTTGTGGTAACTAAAACATCCACATAAGTTTGTGCGCCTTTAATTCCTTCGGTAACAATTGAGCCTAATGTTTGATCTATAAATTTAATTCCCGCTCCAGCAAATTCTGTTTTTACAGATGTTTTTGTAAAGAAACCACCAAATAAACCAAATACTAATAAATTAACTAAATCATTTGATCCAAGAGGGCTATTTGATGATGTTGATGTTCCAAATTTCATGCTTGAAGTTATTTGACCAATATCAATATTTAATTGCTTGGCTGTCATTGAAACAAGAGTATCCATTGATGTGGCTACTTTTTCCATCGCTCTAAGCATGCCCAATGAATAATCCAAATCTGCTGATGAATTATTTTTTAATGCTTCTAATGAATTAGCAATTGAGTTTGAATATTCATCTTTTCCTAAAACACTTGTTTTTAATGATGCGCTGTATTTTTCGGTTTGTTGTTTTTCATAATCAGCACCCGTCATGGTTGGCGCACTACTACTGCCACCAGCCATTGCAACGCCAATTGCAAGCATAAACGCCAGCATTGCCGCACCTGTAGCAAACCCAATTGGAAATGGTGCATTAGACGCTTGTGCTACTGCTGCCGTTCCAGATGCTGTAGCTTTAGTTGCATCTGCTGCAACGTTTGGCGCAACTGATGCTGTATTGGCTGCGGTTTGTGTAAATAACCCTGTAATATACGCGCCTACTTTTGCGCCATTATCTGCAATCATTCTAACCATTGACATTGCAGACTGAGCCATTTCAAACGCGCGGAAAACTTTAGTTGCAACGCCTAGCGCGTTATATCCTGCTGTGCCTTTCTTAAAGAATCCCTGTGCCGCTGCCGCCATATCACCGTATGACTTAACCTGTAATTGTGATTGTTTTTGATTTGCTGCTGCAATGGCTTTATCAGTTTTTGCTTGATCGCCTTTGCCATCATTGAGTTTTTGAATCTCAAATAATTGGTTTTGCAATCCGTCAGCAATGGCAGCCTGTGACTTTTCATAAGATGCCAACGCAACACCTAATCCACCAACTGCACTGCCTACACTGCCAAACGCATCAGCTAACCCTGTTGCTGCTTCTTTTGCTGCATCTAGGTTGGCTGTAAGTATTGCCATTTGAGCCGTTGACGCTGTATTAGCTGCTGTCTGAGCGTCATCAATAGCTTTAATGGCTGCTAATCTATCATCATTAGCTTTTTTTTCTGCGTCTGACTTAGCTTTAATATCTTGCTGACTTGCTGTTTCGCCTATTATTGCCTTATCAACTTGCAAACTAGATATTTGAGTTTTTAAACGCAATTGTTCAGCCAGTGTTAAATTGTATTTACCAGCATTGTCTAATTCAGATTGTGCCGCTGCGATTTTAGCGTCAATGGTTTCTGCGCTTTGATTGGTTAGCGCATCGCGGATTTCTTTTTCTTTTGCCAATAGTGCATTGGTCGCATTTTGAGATTCGTTTAATATGCGTGATTTTTCTTCGTAGCTGGTTGCGTGTTGATACTCAATTGACGCTTTATCAATAATGGATTGTTTTTCTGCTTCAATTCCAGCCAGTTTAGTTTGTTGCTGTGCTGCAAATAACTTGCCTGCGTTTTCTGCCGCTGCTACTTGTGCGTTAAGTTGTTCGTTAAAATAACGCTCTGCTTCGGCTAAATCTTTAGCGGCTTTTGCTGCTTCTTTTTTAGCTTCAGATGTTTTTTTAGTTTTATCTGTTGAATCTGCTGTTGCGACTGTATTTGTTTTGGCTGCTTCAGTGTGTTTTTCAGTTTTTGCGGTTGCATCAATAGTTGCTTTTGTTGCTGCAAGCTGTTCCTCTTTAAATTGTTTTAACGCAGTTAATTTTGTGCGTTCTTTTTCAGTATCAAAACCAACTGCCGTACCAATTAAATTTGGTAAACCATATTTTTCCATTGCCGCAATGCGTTTTTCTGCTGTTTCAATTTGTTTATCAATGGTGCTTTGATTATCTGCTATCTTTGCAAATGTTGCGCCTGCTGCTGCCGCTACAACTGTTGCGCCCATAATTAAAGGATTAGCGCGGGTTGCAATGTTAAACGCTACCATAGCCGCGTTAGCACCCCAAATAACCGCAGTTAGACTTGCAATACCGCCAGCCGCGCCCGCAACAATTTTTAATTCGTCTGCTACGCTTTTTAAATTGTCGTATTGCTCTTTTGTATAGTTATTAGATTCTGCAAATTTATCACCCATGCCTTCATAAATTGCAATAACACCTGTTGCTTGTTGTATCACATCAGTCAATGCGCCTTTTAAACCAGAATCACCTAATTGCAATGCTGCTTCACTAATTGTTCCTTTAAGCGAATCAAACGCTTTTGCTAATCCTTGATTTAAAGTATCGGCTGCCTTTTTTGCCATGCCGTCAGCTTTTTCTAAATCTTTTGTATTTTCTTTAAATTTTTCTGAATTATTAGCTAAAATTGCGCCTAATGCTGTTGCATCACCGCCATAAATTACCGTTGCCTCTGTTGCTGATAAATGCGCCTTACTTAAATTATCTAAAACTTTTGCCGCACCAATAGTTTCAATGCTTAAGTCTTTAAGTTTTAAATTATGTTTAGCTAAAATTTCAACATTATCTTTTTGATCGTTTGTTAACGCTTTAAATATTGTTTTTAAATTATTTCCAGCTTCAGCACCTTTTAATCCATTTGCTGCTGCTATTTCTAGCATTGCAGCGAC